GACGAGAAAGAAGAGGAAGAGGAAGACCGTTTAGAACTAGCAATGGCTGCTTCGGAAAATGCTTTAACTATAGCAAACAGTGTTTCTCAAGCATCTCTATTACACACTATGAACGCAGCTACTAATGTTAAATCTTATTATGTAGCACAAGTTCCGGGCGGGGTATATAGAGAGTCTATTTCACTTAATGGTGGTAAAATAGTAGACAACAGAAAGGCACTAAGAAGTTTAGCACAAGACAATTTAATGGATGATATGATACAGGAGCAATATAGATGAAGAAAATATTACTAACAGCTTTAGTTCTTGGACTTACTGCGTGTTCTATGTTTATGCCTAAAGAGGCAGAGGCAGTTACAAACATCAACGGAACAGTAGAGTCAAGATGTACAGTTAACACTGATACATCAGGTTACTATGGAAACCCTAACGCATATACGCTTACAACTTTACCCGCAAGTGCTGGTCAAGTACCTATTGTGCGTGTAGATACTTCTTTGGCTAATGCTTACAAAGCACAGATAAGCTACCCTACATCTTTTAGTTCAAGTCCAAGTCTTGGTGACACAGTTGTATGGACAGGAGCAGTAGCAGTAGAACAAACATCATCTACAGATATGAGTGGTTATCAAGCAGCCAGTACAACAGCAGATGGTGGTGCTATGAGAATTTATGAATTAGTACACGCAGGAGCAACTTGGTTTAGTGTTTCTTCAGTTGCCACATACGGTGGTGGACAGCAGAAGGCATTTCCTGGTGGTTCATATTCAGCAGTTGTAACAGCAGAATGTATCGCCCAGTAGTACTGTGGTTGTTGCTATGTGGTAGTGTAGCAGCACATGATATGACACCCACTTACCCAAAGTGGAAAATGTCGTTTATACCAAGTGCCAAGATGACCACAATGCAGGTGTTTAATAAGAGAGCAGATGTACAGTGGTATCAGATAGGAGTGTTTGATAAAGATTGGAATCAACTTCCTTTTGTTACTCGATACAAGATATTAAGAGTCAAGTATTTAAGTCGTGTAAAGTTTGATGTATACATTAGTAGTGAGTATTCAGATGAAGCAGAATACATATGCTCAACATCGAAACTTAGAGGCAATGATGATTTTAAACCAATTGTAGAATCTAAGATTTGTTCGAGGTTTAAGTGAAACGGTGGTTAATTTTATTATTACTCAGTACACAAGTAATAGCAGATAGTAACTCAATGAGTTTTTCGATACCAAGTATTAGTTCAGTAAGTGGTTCGGATAGTATTAGAGCAGGTGATTTAGATTGTAAGAACGCTATAGGCGGTAGTACAAACTTTGAGATTGGAATGACAGGTGTAATAAACAATGTTATTATGCCAGTTATAGGTAAGCCAGATGAAGATAACCCTCAATCTAAGGACATAGGTATATATGCTAGGCTTATAATTCCTTTAGACGCACCAAGCGAAAGAATAAACTGTAATACTTTGTACCAATTAGAGTTACAACGCAGAAGATTAGAAGTAGAAAGATTAAAACAAGAGATAGAATACTTAAAAAAACTACAAAACGATGGTGCATTTAATAACTAATGGCAGACTTAGAGGACATTGTAAGGCAAGGTGAAGGACTTAAAGATAGAAAGTTAAGGATTTTTGGTATAAAATTAAGTGGTGCGAGTATAGTTGGAGCATTAGCCTTTATTTCAACGATTGTTGGTACGCTGTATGGTGGCTTTCTTATGTACCAGAAAGTAGAAGGAATCGCAAATTTGGACTTAGACGCTATAGCTGGACAGATGGTAAAGACTTCAGCAGATGTTATAAGAATAGAAGAACATGCCAACGCAATTAAGATAGAATTAAAGAAAGATATGACAGATTTAAGAAATAGTCAATGGAATTTAGAATCAAAGGTAGATGGTAAGTTACAATCAGTAGACACTAAGCTAACTAACTATGATACTAAACTAGATAGATTTGAAATAAAGGTAGAGAAGGTAAAAGCAGATATGAATAGGCAAATTACTGAAGCATTAAATAATCCACTAGCTAATTAGAGGTGATATGGAAGATATAAAAAGAATACAAATGCAATTAGATAAACATTCTGGACAGATTTCTAAATTATTTAGTAAAATTGATGATACCAATGATAAGATACAGAAGATATTTAATATGCTAAATCAAATAAGATATTTTATTTACGGCGGTTTTGCTTACTTTCTAGCTTCTGAAGTTGGTATGTTTAATTTATTGAGGTTAGTAGCATGATAGGATTTTTGACTAATATAGCCCCAATAGCTTTAGGATTTATTGGAAAGTTGTTTGCTCTAAAGAGTCAAGCAGCACAAGAACAACAAAAAATGATGATAGAAAACCTACAAGTTAGGAACGAATCTATTAATCAAGCTAGGTCAATGGCACAGAAAGAAAGTCCAATGGCTGCAATGAATAGACGAATTATAATATTAACTATATTAGCGTTAGTAATCTTTACACAGATAGCACCTGTGTTTTGGGATGTGCCTACAGTAATTCCTACTGTAATAAAGGGTGCTAGTATATTAGGATTTCAATTGACACCAGATGTGGTAGAATACGTTACTGTAGAAGGGATGTTGAAATTTGATGAGATATTTAGATGGGCAACAATGATAATCGAATTCTACTTTGGAGCACAACTAGCAAAAGGTAGGTAGTAATGAAAAGGGCGATAGTTATACCCGACCAGCATTTTCCGATACATGATGAGAGTGCAGTCAAAGTTGTATTGAAGGCGATAGATTTTGTAAAACCAGAGATATTTATTAATCTGGGTGATGTTGGAGAGTGGACTTCTGTGTCTGGACATAGATACAAAAGACGAAAACGACCACCACTAGAGTACCAACTACCAGAAATAGATAAAGAAATTAAAGCAGTTAACAAACAGATTGACAGGTTTGATAAGGCATTAGATAAAGTTAAGTGTAATACTCGACATATTCTTGCTGGTAATCACGATGAATGGCTAGATGCGTTTGTAGAAGAGAATCCATATCTTGACCAGTACACATTTAGAAATGCGTGTAAGTGGGATGAGAGGGGATATGAGTATCGTAGGTACAATGAAGTTTTAACCATTGGTAAGTTGTCTTTTATACATGGTGCTTACTGTGGTGTAAACCATGCTAAGAAACATTTAGATGCTTATGGTACAAATATTATGTATGGGCATGTACACGATGTAGCTAGATACTCAGCTACTAGATTGTTAGATGGAAACATTAGTTCGTGGGCGATGGGTTGTTTAAAAGATATGTCGGCAGAAAACAACACATGGCTAAAGGGCAGATTACATAATTGGAATCACGCTTTTGGAATTATAACCTTTTTTGACAATGGTAATTTTCAAGTAGAAGTGGTTGATATTGTAGAAGGTCGAGGTTCAATATGGGGAAAAATAATTAAAGGATAAAGTATGACATATAGAGAATTAATAAATCAAGTGTTGATACGACTAAGAGAAGATACTATATCTAGCGATTGGTCGGGTGCAATAAACGACTCTACTACAGTATCAGCATATCATAAAACTATTGCTGCTTTGATTAATGATAGTAAAAGAAGTGTTGAAGGATATCACGACTGGTTAAATTTAAGAGAAACAGTTGATATATCTACAGTAGCAGGTACTAAAAATTACAACCTAAGTTCTGGTCAGGAGATAAAAATTGTAGATGTTGTAAATAATACAACTGGTATTCATCTTAATCAAGTTAGTAGACAATATATTAACACAGTTAAATATCCTACAGATGACACTGGAGAGCCTTTATATTACGCTTTTAATGGTAGTGATAGTTCTAATAATTTAAAAGTTGATTTATCTCCAGTTCCTACAGAAGCACATACCATTTCATTTGATATTGTAAAACCTCAAGATGATTTAACTTTAGCTGCAACAGTATTAAAGATACCTTCAAAGCCAGTAATACTTGGTGCATGGGCTAGAGCAATATCAGAGCGTGGTGAAGATGGTGGAACACAATCTAGTATTATGGCACAAGAAACTGGAGAAGCACTTAAACAAGCAATAATATTAGATAGTGGAAATACACAATACGAATCAGATTGGTTTGTAAATGAGAATCACTCTCATGGAACAGTTAATTTTAGATAATGGCTAAACAACTAGACTATTTACCTTTAGAAAACTTTGGTATTAATGGATTAAATTTACAAAGTAATCCTGCAACACTAGACCAAACATATCTTACAACTGCTGATAATGTAGTTATGAGAGAGTCTGGTAGAATATCTTTTAGAAAAGGTTTAAAACAAAAAGTAGTTCCTACTGGTACAGCAATAGGTTCTATGGTGGAGCATAATGATTCTGGTACTAATAAAATATTTGCTAGTCACGGTACTTCTATTTACACAGTGGATTTTACAACTCCTAATGCTGCCTTTCCTAGTAGTGGTGCTGATGTTAAGCATACCGTTGCTAATAGTACAGGCAATTGGCAGTTTATTAATTTTAATAAAAGATTACATTGTGTACACACAGGAGTAGTTCCTCAAAGATATGATGGAGCACAAAGTTCTGGCTCAAGATGGGCAGCACATACAACAGACCCAGCGTCTATAAGTACGCTATTTGACCCTAGTTGTGGTATGGGTGCATATGGAAAAGTTTGGGTAGGGGGAGTTACAGAAGCCCCAGATGTATTATTTTACTCAGTTTTGCTTGATGGTGATGATTGGACTGGTACTGGTTCTGGAAATATAGATTTAAAAACTGTATGGGGTAATGATGAAATAGTAGCTATTGCACCTTTCTATGGTCAATTAGTTATATTTGGTAAGAACAATATTGTTTTGTATGACAATCCAGAGTCGGGTGGAACACTAGCACTTAATGAAGTTATACGAGGAGTAGGGTGTGTAGCAAGAGATAGCGTACAAGCTATTGCTGATGATTTGGTATTTTTATCAAAAACAGGTTTAAGGTCATTAGCTCGTACAACAGAAAAAGATAAATTACCTTTACAGGATTTATCTTTAGCTATTAAAGATACATTAATAAGAAACATTGCTGTTAGTACAAATGTTAAATCAGTATATTTAGAAAACGAAGGCATATACCTTATGACTTTCACTGATAAAAATATAACATATGTTTTTGATTTTAAACATAGAACTCCAGCAGGTACACCTCGAATAACTACATGGACATTTGGTAACGACAGAGAACCATCTTCCATGATACAATCAGTATTGTACGCAGGATTAATAGCAGGACAAAAAGATGGTGGTATAGCAGGATATGAAGGTTATTTTGATACGGATTTGGCTTGGGTTAGTTCGGCAGCTAGTTATACTAATGCTCCTATTACTGCTGATGTATCTAGTATATGGATTAGAATGGGGCAAAGCGTTACTGCTTCTTTATTAAAAAGAATGATATTAGTTTTAGAAGGTGGTTCTGGTGCAACATTAGGTTTGCGTTGGTATAAAGATTATAGTATTAATTCATCTACAACAACTGATATTTCTTTACAACCTGCAACAAGTGGTTCAACAGCATTGTGGGGAGCGTCTACATCTTTATATGGTGCTTCTAAGTTTACACCTATCTATGGTTTACAAGAATATACAACACCATTAACAGGTAGTGCTAAACATTTAAAGCTAAACATATCTATTTTAAGTAATGGATATAATACTTCAATACAAGACTTGGCAATAATTTCAAAACAAGGGAAAATACGATGAGTAATTATACTTTAGCAGTCAATTGGTCAGGAAAAGATGCTCTCTCAGATAGTGATGCTGCGAAAGTTATATCTGGTTCTGACTTTAATACTGAATTTACAACAGTAAGAACAGCAGTTAATTCTAAAGCTGATTTAAATGGTGATAGTGGAGAGGATTT